TGATTCACGACCAATTCTCTGTTAATGCTGAAGAGACGTCTTTATTATTAGAAACATTTAAAGAAACGTTTATTGAAATCTTTGAGGAAGACCAATTAGGTAATACTCTTAGAGCATTTGGGTTGGACACCAATCCAGTGAACTACGGTGATCTAGATATACAAAATGTTGCGGAAGCTAAATATATAATTTCATAAGAGGTTAGGCTTCCGCATATATAATTAACAAGGAGTAAGATATGGCAAGTGAATTTGAGGAGCTATGTGAGCATTATGGGCTTAGCATAAGCGACCCAGAAGCTATTGATAAGTTAATATTTTTAATCAATAGAACAGATGATTCACGTGATGAAGAATTCTATAACGATCAAGGATTTTTTGTTGATGAGGAACTTCTGCCAAAAGACGATGAACTACCGGAAGATTAGTTACGCGGTTGTATAGTATATATTAAAAATAGGAGATATATGAATACATGCACAAGTTGCAAAATAGAACTTGTCGAAGGAATTAATTGGTCTGTGAAAGGCAGACATAAGTTCTGTAGGGCATGTTTTAAAACGAAATATAATAAGAAACGAATGTTCTTGGATGGAAAATATATTCCCATTGCAAGTAAAATTCATAAGCCGGGAATATTTAAATCATTAGATGATGCATGGTCACATGCTGAGTTAGATAATAAAGATGTTTCAGGGGAAATTTACATTATGTTTAATGAAGCCTTTAAAGGCTGGGTTAAAGTAGGTATGAGTATTAATGCTAATGATAGATTAAACAAATATCAAACTGGAGACCCTTATAGATCTTATAAATTACATAGTAAATTTTATACAGAAGATAGACATGAAACCGAGGGACAGATCCACCAGATTTTAGGAGCTAAGTATAAACGCCAAAACGAATGGTTTAATGCTGAGCCCCAAGAAGTTGAATGGATTATCTCTCAATATTTTGGAGTAAGATATGAAGAAAGAAATGAAAGCACTAATTGACGGAGACGTATTAGTATACTGGTCAGCAAATTGGGGTCAGACTAATTATTTCGATGTAATAAATAGTGGAGGTGAAGTGCTAGATTCAAGAGAAAGTAAAAGATTTGCTCAAGACTCAGCTAATGACTTAATGGACTTTGGTAACGAAGAACTAACAGTTGAGGCTGGCGATATTCGCTTAACTAAGTGGAAATCTTGTGTTGAGTTTATTGATAACTTTATTGCGAAGATAGCGCGAGATGCACAATGTGAAACTTTCGAGATTCACTTATCAGGGCCTACTAACTTTAGAAAGGATATTAGTGTAACTAGACCTTATAAAGGAAATAGAACATCTGAGAAACCTCATTATTATCAAAAAGTAAGAGATTACTTGATTGATAAGTATGATGTTGTTATAAGTGTTGATGAGGAGGCTGATGATACATTAGCTATCACTCAAAGTAAAGATCCAGAGGGTACATGTATATGTACTGTGGATAAAGACCTTTGGATGGTTCCTGGCAACAAATATAACTTTAGAAAAGAAGAAGCAAGTTATGTAACAGATTTTGATGGCATGAGATCAATGCAATTTCAAATGTTAACTGGAGACCCTGTGGATAATATACAAGGTGTACCCAGGATAGGAAAGGTGAAAGCTGAGAAATTATTAGCAGCTCACCCTGAAATTGATGATGCTTGGGTTGCAATTGCTAAAGCTTACAAAAATGCTTATGGAGAACTTCACGAATCTGTGATGGTCGAAATGGGAAGGTTACTCTGGATGAGAAGAGTAGAAAATGAAATGTGGAGTCTTCCACAAATATTAAGAAAAGGAGAAATATAAATGGCAAATTTATTAGAAAATGTTGAACTAAGCTGGTGTTTCCTTGACCCTAAAAATCCTCAATTAAACTTTGAGAAGAAACAGTGGTCAGCGACAGCTAATGTTGATAAGAAAACTGCCTCAGAGTTCAAAAAGAAAGGTTATATCCGTTCTTTACGTCCTGTTGAAGATGCAGATGGAAATGAAACCGGTCAATACAAGTTGACTTTCAAAGCTAATGCAGTTACTGCTGGCGGAAAGGAACTTAAAGCTCCGGGCGTATTTACTAAAGATGCGGCTGGATTAATTGTACCTTTAACTGGTGTGACAGTTGGTAATGGTTCTATGGGAACTATTTCTTATGACACATACGATTGGAAGTACAATGGGACTAGTGGAACTTCTATGTCACTTAAGAATGTATTAGTTTCTGAGCTAATTCCTTATGAAGCTGATATTCCTGCTGGTTCAGAATTTGGAACAGTTGAGAAAGGTGCGGAATTTGTTGAAGCATCACCATTTAAAGATGATTCAGAATTAGATCTTGACATTGATGCAGATGATGAGTTTTAAGTAAGAACCCCTCAGTGGCTCTCTTGGAGGGAGAGTCATTCGAAACACCAGTTAACGCTGGTGTCATACGCTACCGTTGAAGGCGTATCTGAAGAGATAACGGAAATGAATAATATAAAAGGAGATACACATGAAAGAACAACCAGGCATATTTATTCGCCATGAGGCTTGTCCAGCTTGTGGATCGAATGATAACAGAGCTATATATGATAATGGTAATAAGTTTACTTATTATTGTTTTGGGTGTGAAGACTCTGGCTTTATAAAGGAAGAAGTAACAATTAAACAAACACAAACACAAGGAAGTGAATTTATGAATACAAGAGAAACAGTGCAAGAAGTAAATGGCTTTCCAGTAAGGGGTTTTAAAGAAAGAAGAATTAAGAAAGCAGTAGCCGAACTTTATGGTGTTAAGGTAGGTTATAGCGAATCTGATGGTAAGACTATTCAGTTTCATTATTACCCAATTACTAATAAAGGCAAAGTTGTTGGTTTTGAAAGAAGAGAAGTAGTGGGCAAAAAGTTTACAGCTATTGGTTCGGTTAAGAATAGCGACGAATTATTCGGTCAATCTAAGTTTCCTCCGGGAAGTGCTAAGAAGATCGTAGTAACTGAAGGAGCTTTAGACGCTATGTCTGTTCAACAGTTATACCAAAATAAACAACAAGAGTGGCCAGTAGTATCAGTTGTCAATGGCGCAATAAATGCAAGGAAACAAATTCAAGCTAACTTAGAATATTTAAATAGCTTTAATGAAGTTGTCTTTATGTTTGATGCAGATGAGCAAGGAAGCGATGGAGCAAAAGCTTGTGCTAAGATTATTCGCACAGGAAAAGCTAAAATAGCTTTACTTGGTAGACACGGAAAAGATGCTAATGACTATTTGAAAGCTGATAAGTTGTATGAACTAGAAAAAGCTATTTGGAATGCTGAAGCTTACTCTCCTGCTGGGATTGTAAATTCTGCTGATACATGGTCATTATTTAATGAAGATAGAAGAGAAGATTCTATACCATACCCAAATTGTTTTGGGGAAGTTAATAAAATGACTTATGGCAGAAGGACTGGTGAATTAACAATATTTACAGCTGGTACAGGAAGTGGTAAATCTTCATTTGTTAGAGAAGATATCTATCATATTCTTCAAACAACAGATATTCAAGTAGGTATTGTATCTTTAGAAGAATCTATTAGAGAAACACTTGATGGACTTATTGGATTACATTTAAACAAGCGTATAACTTTGCCTGATGTTGAATTCGATCGCGAAGGAGACGAAGGAAAAGATGCTTGGAAAACAGTTGCTGGTAGTGGTAGATTAACTCTACTTGACCATCAAGGTTCAGTTAGTGATAACTCATTAATGGAAAAGATTGAGTTTATGGCTGCTAGCGGTTGCAGGTTTATATATTTAGATCATATAACCTTAGCTGTAAGTGAAGTTGACGGAAGTGTTAATGAATCTATGGATAAGTTAATGTCTGATTTATTGAAGTGTTGTAAGAAATTCGATGTTTGGATTGGCGTAGTTTCTCACCTAAGAAAGACTGGTGGTGGGGCTAAAACCTTTGAAGAGGGCGCTAATATAACTGAAGACGCACTAAAAGGATCAGGTTCACTCAAGCAAATTGCTTTTCAAATTATTGGCTTTAGCAGAAATAAATATGAAGAAGACGAGTTTGAGAGACAACGAGTTAAGATCAGTGTACTTAAGAATCGCTTTACAGGATTTACAGGTCCAGCTGGTCATGCAAGATTTGATAGTGATACAGGTAGATTAACTAATGTACCAGTAGAATTTTCACAATTATAAATATAAGGAGATACATATGAATGAGAAATTAGTGGTAGACATTGAGGCCAATGGCTTCCAAAATGATGTCACTAAACTTTGGTGTATCAGTGTTTTCAACATTGAAACCAAAGAGAAAGAAACATTCACAGACTATAATAGTGATTACAGAAGTATTGAAGAAGGATTAAAGTTGTTATCTACTGCTAAGCAGATTATAGGTCACAACTTTATTGCGTATGATATGGTGGTATTAGAAAAGTTGCATAACTTTAAAACTAGTGCCACAATCATAGATACGTTTCTAATGAGTCAATTACTAAACTTTAATCGCCAATTAGGCCGTGTAAAAGGTAGACACAATTTAGCTCAATGGGGTGAAGCTTTAGGAATTCCTAAATTTAACCAAGAACAATGGACAGTGTATGAAGATACTATGCTGGACAGATGTGAAATTGATGTACAAATAAATGTTCGTGTTTATATACAACTAATGAAAGAGTTTAAGATGTCAGGTATTCCTAAGTCGGTTATTCAACGTGAGTTTGCAATTGCTAAAATTAGTGCGCAACAAGTGAAGAATGGCTGGCTTATAGACGAAAGACTTGCATTAAGGCATATTGATTTTCTGAAGCGTGAGATAGAGACTCTTAGACAAAATATTGAGCCACTTATGCCAAAGATTGTCAAATGTCCAGATGTATGGGTCAGTAATCAGGAATGTAATGAGATCTTAGAGACTACCGGTATTAGATATGACGCCGAGTTAAAAGAAGGCCAACGTCTAAAGAAACCTATTCTACCAAGATACACTAAAGCAGGTGTGTTACATTCGGCACAAGCTAAATGGCTTGGTGAAGGAGTAAAGGTTTATGGAGCATATTGCAGAGTGGAATTTCATGATGCTAAGTTAACACAACATAGTGAAGTGAAAAAGTTGCTATTCAAGAATGGCTGGAAACCGACTGAGTGGAATACGAAACGAACTGCTGAAGGAAGAATGATTAGAACTTCAGCTAAATTAACGGAGGATTCTTATGGGTCTATTAAAGGGACTCTTGGAAAAGACATCGCTCTTCATGCTACGTACCAGCATCGCCTTAACACTCTTCAAAATCAAAAAGAAGAGACGAAAGGTTGGCTAGGTTCGAGACGTAAAGATGGCCGAATCGAATGTGTGCCTTTTACTTTAGGAACTGCAACTGGAAGAATGAGTCATAAAAACTTAGTAAATGTGCCAGGAGCTAAAGCAACATTTGGGAAAGAGATGAGAGAGATCTTCATAGCTCCCCGTGATCGAGTTTTAGTTGGATGCGATTTAGCGTCAGCACAGTTAAGATTGTTAGCTGCTGCTATGGGTGATAAGACATATTCAGAGACAGTTATCGCTGGTAAAGAAGCTAAAGGTACTGATGTTCATACTGTAAACCAAAAAGCTGCTGGACTGAGAACTAGGGCGCAAGCCAAGACTTTCATTTATGCATTCTTATTTGGTGCTGGTGATACTAAGATTGGTTCTATTGTTGGAGGCAAAGCTAAAGATGGAAAAGAGCTTAAAGCAAAATTCCTAAAGAGTTTTCCTGCGTTGAGTAAGCTACAGTCTAAACTAAGACTAGATTTTGAAAAATCTGGTGGTAAGACTATTACTGCTCAAGATGGTAGAAAGATTCAAGTTGACTCTCCACATAAGTTGCTTAACTACTTACTGCAAGGTAATGAGGCTATTCTCGCAAAAGAATGGGCAAATATATCTGCAAAGCTAATAGAAAAGAATAATATTAATTGTAAATTACTAGCTATTATGCACGATGAACAAAACTTTGAATGTTCTGTTGAAGATGCGCCTAAACTAGCCACTGTGCTAGAGAAAGCTGCAACTATGGCGGGCGAACAATTAGGTTTTAATTGTAGAATGGATGGTACATCTAAAATAGGAGAAACTTGGTATGACATACACTAATGGAAAATTGGAAGATGAAGATGAAGATGATAGTGGTATCTATTGTGAGAGGGTAAATGGAGAAGTTTTATGTATGAAATTCTCTGAGTATCTTGAGAGAGGTTTTATACTTTCTGAAGCGATACCTCTTAAAGAAATAAGTGGCTACCCAAAGGGTCATTAAATAAATTAAGCAATTTAACTTGTAGTAATATAGGTTAGATTGCTTTTTCGCAGACAAATAAGGAGAAATAACAATGAAATTACCTAATGATTACCAGAATTTTATAGCATTAAGTAGGTATGCTAGATGGCTACCAGAAAAGAAAAGAAGAGAAACATGGGAAGAAACTGTAGCTAGATATTTTAATTTTATGGAAGGGCATCTAAAAGAAAATACAGATTATGAATTAGATACAACGACTAGAAAAAAATTAGAACATGCAGTTCTTAATCTAGATATTATGCCTAGTATGAGGGCACTAATGACCGCTGGCACAGCTTTATCTAAAAATCATATAGCTGGATATAATTGCGCTTATCTTAGTGTAGATCACCCAAAGGCATTTGATGAATGTCTTTATATTCTAATACATGGTACTGGCGTAGGTTTTAGTGTTGAACGCCAACATATAAATAAACTTCCAGAAATACCAGAAGAACTAATTGATGTGGATGATGTCATTGTTGTACAGGATTCCAAAGAAGGATGGCAATCTGCATTTAGAAAATTAATTACATATTTATATAATGGAGAGATGCCTAAGTGGGATTTTTCTAGGATTAGAAAGAAAGGGTCACGCCTTAAAACATTTGGCGGAAGAGCTAGTGGACCTGAACCATTACTAGATTTGTTTAACTTTTGTACTAGCGTCTTTAAAGAAGCTGCGAGCAGAAAACTAACAAGTTATGAATGCCACCGCATAATGTGTAAGGTAGCGGAAGTTGTTGTTGTTGGAGGTGTCAGACGTAGTGCATTGATTTCCTTAAGTAATTTGACTGATGAACGCATGAGAAGTGCTAAGTCTGGTCAATGGTGGACCGATACGCCAGAGATGGCACTCAGTAATAACAGCGTATGCTATACAGAAAAGCCTGATATGAGTATCTTTATGAAAGAATGGTTAGCTCTTTATGAATCTAAATCTGGAGAGCGCGGCATTTTTAATAGAGAAGCTGCAAAGAAACAAGTAGCTACCACAGGTAGACGTGATACTGAACACGACTTTGGCTGCAATCCTTGTAGCGAAATCATATTAAGAGACGGACAGTTTTGTAACCTAACTGAGGTTGTTGTCAGAGCTACCGATAATTATAAAGATATACAAAATAAAGTTAAGCTAGCTACCATACTCGGAACGTTCCAAGCTTCCCTTACAAATATTAAAAGACTAAGACCTAAATGGGTCTCTAATACAGAAGAAGAAGCACTGCTAGGCGTGTCGTTGACTGGTATCATGGATAATTCGTTTATGAATGGCACCACAGATAGAGGTGGCTTACCTAAATTTCTTACAGACCTTAAAAAGAAATCTGTTGAAACAAATAAAAATTGGTCGGGAAAACTTGGAATCAGTCAAGCTACTGCAACAACTGCTATTAAACCTAGTGGTACGGTTAGTCAACTAGTGGACTCAGCGTCTGGTATTCACACTAGACACAATGACTACTACTTTCGTAGAGTTAGAGCAGACTCGAAAGATCCAATTGCTCAACTTATGGAAGACCAAGGCATACCATGCGAAGCTGATGTAATGAAACCAAGTAGTGTCAAAGTCTTCACATTTCCTATGAAAGCACCGAAAGGGGCAGTATTACGGAATGATAGAAGTGCTATTGAACAACTTGAACTATGGCTTACATACCAAAGGTATTATTGTGAACATAAACCTAGTGTTACTATTTCTGTTAAGGAACATGAATGGATGGAAGTAGGTGCATGGGTATATAAATACTTTGACGAGGTATCAGGTGTAAGTTTCCTGCCACATTCAGACCATACGTATCAGCAAGCTCCATACGAGGATTGTACTAAAGAACAGTATAATGAGCTTGCCAAGTCAATGCCAAAGTTGGTTGATTGGGACTTGATTAGCAAATACGAGTTAGAAGATACAACAATAGGCAATAAAGAGCTTGCCTGTACTGGAAGTGTATGTGAGCTAGTTGATCTAATAGGAGGAGACAATGAGTAATCCAAATGATAATCAAAACGCTTATCACGCAGCGCTACAAATAAACAGAACTTTAAAAAGAGAGATAGATGAGTTAAAAGAAGAAATAGAAAAGCTAAAAGCTAAATCTTCAATTAAAGTTCCTTTTTCTCATAGTAAAGATGCAGAGGTTATGCTTAGTAAAGAAGAGTATATTGCTAAAATAGGAGATTTGCATGGGTTATAAACCAAATAATAAATGGAGAGCTTCTGTAAGAAACGCTGATTCTAAGTGGGAAGGTGAATTAGGGGAGGGGATATTGGAGGATTGGGAACATCACCCTGAAAAGATTCCTTACACAATTGATCATACCTACACCCCGGACTTTGGTAAAGGTAATTTAATTATTGAAGCTAAAGGAAGGTTTATGGATAATGCTGAGGCTAGGAAGTATGTGTGGATTAGGGAGTCTTTACCAAACGGCAAAGAATTGCTGTTCTTATTCTATAACCATAAAACTCCGATGCCTCATGCAAGAGTTCGTAAAGATGGCACAAAGTTAACCCATGGTGAATGGGCAACTAAGAATAAATTCAGGTGGTACACTGAAAATACAATAACACAAGTAATAGGAGATAAATAATGGCTACAGTAGCAAAAGTAACAATTCAGTTGGTGGATGTCGATTCACCATTTTTAAATACTTCTATAGTAGAAATAGATGAAATTCCGATGAATGATGATGTCCATAGGAATCTTATTCAGTTTTTACTTGAAGCTAAACAACCACAAAAAGATAAAAATGAAAAACTTACAATTGTAGGTTCTAAGGAGAAAAATAATGGAAAGAAGTAACTACCCAGTTGGAGAAATAGCAGAGGCACTTAGTATAGCAGTTAGTCTATACGAAAGTATTGATTATAGTGATGAAATGAGAGAAGAACTAGAGATTACAATTTTAGGGTTAATCAAGTCTTTAAGGATCTCAGCATTTCATAGTTCGGAGAAGAGATGATGAATAAAGTAATGAAATTTCATGCCGATTGGTGTGGTCCATGCAAAAACTACAGCCCTATATTCGAGCAAGTAACAAAGAATCTCGAAGGTTGGGAAATAGAAGAATATAACATTGAATCACCAAAAGGAACTGAGATGTCTATAACTTATGGTATTAATTCTATTCCTTCAACGGTCATTGTAGTTGATGGCAAAGAGCCACGGAAGTTAGTGGGTACATTGTCAGCTGCGGATTTAGCAAAAGAGTTAGTATAAGTAAATAAAGGGCTATAGTTAGGTTAATACCTAGTTATGGTCCTTTATTTTTGCCCATTGCTCTATATCTCTTGTTTTGGAATACTTAAAAATAAGGCTAAACAAGCATAAGCCAAGGGTTGAGAAGTAGCTTATATGGAGATCCTGGAGATCAACTTTTCCTAAAAAGCAAAAATAAAGCTACAAATTGGACATTATATCCAAAATGTAGCTTATTTTTT